GTAACGTAGCAACATATGCTGCTTAATTAAGCAGATCTAATAGTAATTCTAATTTAGCTCGTATTACACGATTAGTAAAACTATTCTTTACACCTTTGTGTAATGGCTTTGGCCAAAGATCAAAGCTACACCAAGCGTATCCCGAATGTTCATCATTCAATGTGGGAATAAATTCTTTATCAATTATCAATACATAAGTATTATATTGGAAATTTTGATCATTACTTGTAAATAATTCTAATGGAACTATTTTTTTTATAGTTGGAGTCTTGCCAACTTCTTCAGAGATTTCTCTAGTTAATGCTTCTACGGCAGTGGAATCTGACGGTTCTTTACGGCCACCAACCAATCCCCAAGTGCCAGCGGTTTTTCCGTGAGTGCGCAATAGTAGTAGAAATCGTTTGGTATCTTTGGCTAAAAATAATCCACCACTACAGATTATTTGCTCTGTTAAAGTATCAGTCTCCATTTGGCCTTTTCATAAACTCCCTCAAAGCTCTTGCTCCAGGAATTATCTTCCCACTTGTATTGTATACCTGTATATGAATTAGTTATGTATGTCACATCGACAACAGTCTCTGAATTGAAAATTATATTCCAATTTGAACCATCCCACTCTATAATATCATTGGCATTGGCACTAAATCCATCACCGTTACTTTGTTGCCAAGCAACTGGTCCATCATTACGTGTACTGTGAATGTTTTCTAATATTAAATATCGGGTACCAGCAACAGGCGTATCGGGGTTAAATGTTTCGGGATTAATAATAGCATCAATTGTTCCGCGCAATCCTATAATGGTATTGGCAGGAACAGTATCGGTATCAAATGTTAAAATCATTCTTTTTTCATCTAGTGGATCTAGGCTCATAAACGCAACAATTTCTTGGCCGTTAGGTTTGGTTAGACGAAGTTGACTGTACCCTACTCTAAATTTACTTGGATATAGATCTAGTATCTTCTTCCATGAAGTAAAAGATTCAACTGTATTGGTAGCCGATACTTGAGAAAAAGTTGTTTCTGGAATCAATGTGGCAACATTGTCTAATACCAGTAAATCGTAGTTACCTGGCGTTACCACAGTTTGAAAAAGTTCAGCTCCAATAGATTCTAACACTGTGTTCTCATCGAATGTCGCGCCATTTACCGTTCCTTGAGTAGTAGAAAAAGCACTTGTGATAATTTTAGTAATAATTCCTAACTGTTTAACTTTGGCAGGCGGCGAAATCCACATAGGAGTTTCAAATGTCATGTTTAATATATCAATATTTTGTTCTACTCCTTGCGGAATTTGTCGGCTGGTCCATATTTGTGATTTAAGCGTAAGTACACTTATACTGGTCCAGTCGATGTAATTGTCAGTAGTTTGTAATTCTAAACTTGGATTAAACAAGTAAGACAGTTGTTCAAATATTTGTAATTTTTGATCAGTATTGCTAGTCCATATATCTGCAGCAAATGTACCAAGATAAGGAGTAGGCATAATACGTTCTACAGTAAAATTAGACCCTTGCTGATTTAAATAGTGTCCGTTCACGTCGTCATATGCTCTTTCTCGTACATTAACTTTACTAACAAAACTGGGATCTTGTCTGCGATTATTATCAAGTTGTAGATCTTTAATATAACAAGCAATAAATGGAGCACTCGGCATTGTATTTTCACTATTCTTTTTAAGAATAGCACTTGCCTGTCTACTAGGATCTCCGTAGCTAACTGGAAGACGTGTAAGATTACCTTTAGCATCTTTATAACTAAAGTTACTCATGATTCTCATAAATTGTGTCAGGTATCGTTTTACCTGACCGTCATATACCCAATCCATAATATCTCCTGATCTTTAATTGTCAGCTTTAGGTTTTAATACCTTGCTCAATGCTTGTCGTTCTACTACAGTTTGACCAGCAATAGTTGAAGTATTTGCATTATTAATAAAACTTGATAACAAAGTTTTTTGTATATCTTTGCCGTGAAACGTACCTGAAGCAGTTTCTTCAGCACCAAAATTATTCAATGTCATTCTTACTTTATCTTCATATTTGATCCAATGTCTACCGTCAAATCTAAAAAGTCTATTAGGCATATAATCGGATCTTAGATAAAATTGACCATTTATCGGGTTACTTGGAAATGAAATACCAAATCCATATGGCGCACCATTGGGCGGTAGCCCATCACCGGTTAAATAACCTACGTATAAATTATGTGTAGGCGTTTGTAATACCACACTAGCATCTAATATGGCCTGATCAGCAGTGGTTGACTCAGTATCACTAGCATCTGCTATGTTTACCAATCCTGTTGTATTGTTTGTTGGTATAACATACATTGAAGTAGTGTTAAATCCACTTTTTGGTACATCTAATTCTGCCTGAGAAATAATTTGATTATTAATATCAATACTCTTTTGATATGTACTTAATAAATCTCGCAAACTATTGGTTCCGTCACCGGAATCGCCATCGAGTATTTCTTTGAATTCCTGACTATCTACTAGTGGTACACATTTGGCTCTTAACAAATGTGGATACCAGGTTTGACTAAATCCCACTGCTGGACGAGTTACATCTTGTACAACATAAAATCTTTTCAGGGCCACTGTACTATCGTCGAGAGCATATTCATCTTTTAAGTGAGGTAATTCAATAACATCGCCTGCCATAATTTTTCTGGTTAGCGCATCTACTGTATTTCTCAAATGAAAATGCATCATAATTGTATCATTGTTTAAGAATAATCCAAATTGACTTAAATTAAAATCTAAGTCTTGCATTGTATAAATTCCACGCATTATATACACATCGGGATCATAATGCCGATCACGATTTTCCATGAATATTACATCTTGAATACCTAACTCGCCGATTGGGTTTGTATTATTTGGCACACTCGGTGAAGCTTGACCTGCCAAAGGGTCAACTGGTCCAAGGTATTTGTGTACATAAACATCAACTCCACCAATTTGAAATTGTTGACTAATGGCACGATCTAAAAATTTAAAGTCGTTGCCCTTTTCGGGACGAAAAAGAGAAAGTTTTAGCATAGTCTGTTATTTATGCATAAATATTTGTATGAATGACTCACTAGACTTTCGACAAACAGTAATTGAATATGTGCAAGCCATGCTAGGATCTGGCATGATTGACATTGAGCTCGATCCAATACATTATAATACTGCACTAGATCGCGCATTGGCAAAATATCGCCAACGCAGCAGTAATGCGGTTGAAGAGAGTTTTGGTTTCTTAAACTTAATAACCGATGTCAATGATTATATCATGCCAAAGGAAGTTATAGAAGTACGTCAACTATTTCGTCGTAGTGTCGGGAGCAGAACAGGCGGCGGCGACGGCGGCAGTTTATTTGAACCATTCAATCTAGCATATAGCAATACATATTTGTTAGCAAGTACCAATATGGGTGGACTAGCAACATATTATTCATTTGCTAGCTATCAGAAACAGGTTGGCAAGATGTTCGGTAGTGATATTAACTTTACCTACAATAAAACCAGCAAGATGTTAACTATAATGCAACGTCCACGAAGTAATGAAGAACTATTAGTATGGATGTATAACTATCGTCCTGATTTTAATTTGCTTCAAGATACCTATGCTGGACAATGGTTAAAAGATTATACACTAGCTACCTGTAAAATCATGTTAGGCGAAGCTCGAGAAAAATTTGGATCAATCGCAAGTGCCCAAGGCAGCACCACACTCAATGGTACCAGTTTAAAATCAGAAGGCAAAGCCGAAATTGATGCTTTAGAATTGGATCTAATCAACTACAAAGAAGGCTCGACGCCGCTTACATGGGTCACGGGTTAATTGGAAAATAAAAATATTGACAGTGTCATGTAAATGTAATAAATTATAGTATACAGGAGATACTATGGCAGTGATCGGTTTTGTAGGTTTTATCGGTAGCGGCAAAGATACCGCAGCAGACTATTTGGTTAACACGCACGGATATAGGCGAGATAGTTTCGCTAACACTCTCAAAGATGCTGTATCAAATGTATTTGGGTGGGATCGTACACTTCTCGAAGGACGAACTGCCGAAGCACGCGAGTGGCGAGAACAAATTGATCCATGGTGGGCAGAACGATTAAACATGCCTAAGCTAACACCACGTTGGGTTTTACAATACTGGGGTACTGAAGTATGTAGACATGGGTTTCATGACGACATCTGGATAGCTAGTTTAGAAAACAAGATGCGCAAAACCCGAGATAATATTGTTATTAGTGATGTAAGATTTCCGAATGAAATCGAAGCTATTCATAATGCCGGTGGACAGGTTATTCGTGTAAAGCGCGGAGATGATCCTGAATGGTATGATGCTGCTCTAGCATATAATCGTGGACCAAATGGTAATACTGAATGGTCCCTTAGCAAATCAAAATTGGATAGGATGAAAATACACGCAAGTGAATATTCGTG